ACCAATCCACCAACGTAATACTAATTTTGAACTTAAAGTGAAAAGCAATTTCCCATACCCTGTATCGTTGGTATCAATGATGTGGGAAGGTAACTATTCCCCACGATTTTATAGGAGAGCTTAATGTTTAATCCAAAATATAATCTATTAGAAGAGCAGCTTGCAACATCCGGTATTGAGTTAAATAATTTGCTCTGTGATGTTTTTACCGGTGGTGCTTGTAGTGCTAACGATGCTGCAAGAGACGCGGAACAAGGTCAGAAGGAATTTAACCAAGAAGTTGCTGATCGTACTAATTTATATAACGATGAATTAGATGCAACAGATCGTATAAATTACGAAACGATGCGTGATTTTTCGTATGAAACTGATTTAAGAACTTGGAATCATAATAATCTGATCCAAGATTATCAATACAACGCATCTTTAAAAGAATATGAAAAGAGTAATCAAATTGCAGCTGGTCAATATGGACTAAATGCAAGGGGTGAATCACTAGGATTAAAGAACGAAGCTGCTGCAATAGATGATGCTTTTATTGCCCAAGATTTTCAATTTAGAAGTAACTTGATGGATCTTAAACAGATCTATGCTGAACAAAATATTAATCGTAAAGAGCAGGGTGTTAAACTTTTAGGCATTCAATCTAACCGTAGGTTTGGTAATATGCGTTCAATGACGCAGATGGATACTCTTATGACCCAAGGTGCTTTGAAACGGGAAACTGCTTTAGTAGAAGGTCTATTGGCTGAAGGTAAGACTGCATTAGGTCAAGCTGGTACATCTACAGCAAAAAAACAACAATCCAATAAAGCAGCTCTTTTTAGGGGTTTAATGTCGCTTCAATCTGAACTTGAAGGTACTTACAAACAAGCATCTATTCAGTTAGCTCAACTTAATGTAGACGCTAGTTTGGCAGAACAGGGGGTTGGTTTAAATATTGATAGGATTGAAAATGCTGTTAAAAACGCTAATGACGAAATTGAATTTAATCAAGAGGTTATGAAAGCTAACCTTGAAAGTGAGATTAAACAAACAAGTCGCAATATCCAACAAATTCAACTTGATCGTCAGGTTGCTGATCTTAACGTTAAAGCAAATACAATGCTAAAACCAGAAAAGCTTGCATATCAGCCAGAGCCACAGCTTCCACCTGAGCGTATCTTTATTGATCGTATGGAGGCTATTCCTGGTTATGTACCACCTGCACATCAACAAAACCTATTTGCAGCTGGTGTCAGCACTGTCGCCAGCTATGCTTCAACTGCTGCTGGGCTGGGGTGGCAACCCTTCGGCCCTTGAGCTCAAGCTCAGGATAGTCTTCAGCTAAACTTATTCTTTAAATTATTATGGCACGTATGCAATACCGTCCAGCCGCACGGCGGAGAGGTTTTCAAACACAACAACTAAGTACGGCGGGTATTGCTCAGATGCGGGAGCAAAGCAACCGTATTGTCCAGCACATGGAACGTACTCGTATTGCTGAAAAAGAGCAGAGAGATAAAGACCTTCAAGCAATGAAGGAAAATGCTGAGTACACACGAGGCATTCGAAGAGAAAATCAAGAGATCCTGCTGCGTAATACTGAGAATGAGTATAAGCAAGAGATGGCTGACATCCAAGGTGCAGCTAAGCAGGCAGTGTCTTTCGCTCAGGCACCTCTTAATATTTTAGAATCTATTGCAGATTTTAGTCAAACTGCTGCAAAAGCCAAGGCAAACAAAGATGCTGCTGATTTAAAAGAGGCATTAAATAACGAACGAGACTATGAATATAAATATGACCCTACCGAAGAAGTAGAGGAAACTATAAAAGCGAGAAAGCAGGCATTACAAGCTGGTCAAGTTCTCGGCACAGAAATAGCGATTAATGGTATAGAGTCTAACGAAGACCGGTTAGATACACTGAAAGGTCACCTTACTAACCCTGTTCATACTGGAGAAACAAAACGTATTATTGATAATAAATATGCATATGGTTACTACGAACGCTTGTTTAGAAGCCGTACATTAGATAATAAAAGAAAATATACTTCAGCTGCTGGGCAAGAATATACAGGCGCCCAAGTGATGAAAGATCATAAACTTATGATGGAGTTGCAGCAGCAAACTTGGAAAGATACGATGATGTATATGGGTAACCCTAAGAGGTTATATATGTCTGAGGCGTATCGAGAGAAAATAAATTTTGATAAAGGTAACGTTAACAAATCTTACACTGCTGAAATACGGGTAGTTGAAGCACAGGCTTCAGATCAAATTAATACACTTTATAGTAGTAATAGCCTAGACAGTGCGACGCAGGCATTTCACCAAAACAAAAATATGTTTGGTACGGTTCAGGCTCATAATACACATATGCAGAAAATTGCAGACCCGAATCTTGATATTGATATTCTTCGTCAAGTTAGCCCTACAGGTAGTGGTAAACCTTATGATGAAGAATGGCCGAACCGTTGGAACCCGGCGATACAGGAACGTAATAAAAACATTACTAAACAAATAGAAGCTGAAGAAAAATTTAAAAAAGCTGAAGATAGAGAATGGGTAACTTCTAATATTAATGAAATTAGAGAAGCCTACATTCAAGATCCCAAAGGGACTGCCAGACTTGCTTTAGAACGGTATCATAGCAAAGGTATGACACTGCCTCCTATTATTAAAAATATTGAAGCTGATGCACTTAAAAGGCATAAAGATCTTGTAGAACATGCTATTAGTGAACGTACTCGGTTTGGTAATTTAGACCTTACTTTTGTTAATAGTATTGCTGACCCAACACTTCAAAAAAATGCGATGGAGGCTTTTGAAAGACAAGAGATAGCAAAGTATGGTGAGGAAGCTTTTGGTATTAAAAAAGGTTTGCTGTCTAAAGCTAGAACTCTTACTAAAATAAATCCTAACGAAGACCAAGGTAGTTCTCAAACATTTTTGGTTCATGCACGTCTTCAAAGTGAATACCTTAAACAACTTAAACTAACTAATGATCCAACCCTCGCTCTTCAAAAAATCAACGAAATGGTTGATACCGGTACTACTAATAATTCTAGCCCCTTTTATGTAAAGACCGGTCTAAACAATAGGCTGGTCTTTCCAAACATTGAGTCTTCTCCTAGGGAACGGCAGGAGATGAATAATTATATTGATAAACTAATAATTAAAAACGGCACTGGTGTTGTAGATCTACCGTTTACATTAGCAGATCCTAATGAAATGGATGCTACTTATTCTTCAGCATCAACAGGTGGTGTTATTCAGTATCCAGCTGGTGTTATTAGATTTGCAGATAAGTTTGGATTTAAACCATCAGAGGTTTATAATGCCCAACGTTCTGCTAACAATGCTGTGACCGGAGAACCTAAACCTTTACTGGCTCCTTCACCTGCTAGTGTGGCTATCGATAAAGCATCTCCTAAACTTAGAAAGTTGTTTTTATCTGATGTAGATCAAAAAGTTGAACGTGGTGTAGTGCAAGCTCAAGGTTTGTTGTCAACCAGGGTTCGTCCTAGTATGGTTCCTGTGACAACTCAACAAAGCAGCCAACCAACTGCAAGGGAGGTGTATGATTACATTCGATCTAAAGGTGTATCTGATACCCATGCTAAAGGCATCCTAGCCAACATTCAGGGAGAATCTTCGTTTAATCCTGCAGCCGTTGGTGATAGTGGTGTTTCTGGTGGTTTCTTCCAACATCATGCTGATCGATTTGATAAGTTAAAGCAGGCAGTACCTGATTGGGAAGCAAATTGGAAAGGTCAAATTGACTTTGCACTACAAGATGATGTAGGACCGCAATACCTTGCTACTCCCTACGCTGATCCTGTAGCTGCAGCTGATGCCTTTATGACAGATTATGAAAGACCTGCAGAAGAAGTTAGAGGTAAACGCAGGCAGCTTAATAGAACCTTTATCCCTACGCTTGGATTTTAATTAGATGAAAGACCCTACAGAATACTCTAACCTAGGTGAAGATTTTGTGTTGGATGAGCAAGAGCGCCAAACCGAACTCTCTAACGAACAGATCGAAGAGATCAAAGGGAGACTCGAAGCCCCTCAAGAGGAGCCTACAGCGCAAGAGCAACAAGCCACACAAGCTGCTATGGCAGCGTCAGCTTCACCTCAGGAAGAGACTTCTGCGCCTTCTACGGAAGGTCCATACAGAGATGCAGAAGGTAACATTGATTTCGATAAGATCAATAAACATGGCGCTGAATTTGATATGGCAGCAGTTACGGGTATCGCTGATACTGCAGTTGACAGCCTTAACTTTTTACTGTCGCCTACAGGCGCTCCAAAAATCCCAAAGGCTACTAAGTATGAAAACAAAGTAGCTGGATTTGTTAGAAGTGTATCTTCTGTCCTGTTCCCTACCATGGCTCTCCAAGGTGCTGGAATGGGATTAGCATTACGAGGACAAGCTCAAGCTGTTAGTAAATTAGGTGCAGCAAATAAAATTAACCAACTAGGTAACACAGCTTTTATGAAGTTTGTTGGTACCCGAGGCGTAGAGGCTGGTGCTTCTGTTGCTGTAGGTGCTGTATCTTCTGAGTATGAGGGTGAAAACCTAACTGGTCAATTAAAACAAATTATCCCACCTCAATTTGACTTTATTCCTGACAGCTGGGCTACAATGGCAGGTGATGCACCTGACGTTAAACGTGCTAAAAATATCAACGAAGATTTAGCTATGGGATTTATGATTCCTATGGTAGGCTTTGCTGGTAAATTTATCAACGCTGTTAATGAAGTAAAAGATGTATTTAAAAATGCCCCTAAGATTGTTGGTGAAAGCGATCAGGCTGTAAAATATCTTGCAGCTAATAAACCAAAACCTACCAGTGATGTACCTGAAGAAGCTTTGCTTGAATACCAAGCCAAGCAAGATGAGGCACTGGATGAACTTGGTTATTACAACGCAAGTAAAACAGCTGATCCTAATATCCCTCTTAAAGGTGTTCATGACCTATATGAGTTTCGAGAGACTGGTCTCCGTACTGTAGATGACTTTGGTATTGTTGGCGCTAGTATTGACGCTGCACGTATTCAAGGTAACAAAGGTACTGTTTACGGTCGTCTTGGTAACTTTATTAGTGGTCCTGCTCTTAAATACGGTGCTGAAACAGCTGGTGGTGTTGAAGAAATTACTATTGGTTTAACAAAACAACTAAAAGAAGCTGATCGTGTTGGCATGGTTGCAGACGATTTTGCTGTATCTGCTGATGAAGTAGCCAAAGCAAGTGACAAACTTGTTCTAGAATTGTTTGATCCTACTGCTAATATCGAAGATATGCGGCGGATGTTAGATCCTCAAATTACTAAAAATGAGTTTGGTGTAGAAGTTCTTACTCAAGATAGTTATGTAGATGCGCTTAGCTCTGTTAACTCTCTTGTAAAAGAATACAAAGGCATGGATGTTGCCCGCGCTCAAGCTTACACAGCTACGTCTATGGCTGGTCAAATTGCAGACCTTTCTGAAGGTATGCGTATTAACCGTGGTTCTGTTGCTATTGAAAATGCTCAAGAACAAATTCTAGATAAAATTAATTTCCTACAACAACTAGTTGGTTCTACTCGTTATTTCACTACTCAGAAACGTGGTATTGCTGCGCTCGGTGAGCGTGCTAAAAACATGTTTAAAACTCCTGAGCAGATTGCTAATGACATTAAAGAAGGTTACCCTGTTGCCCTACGTCAGATCCAATCTGACAGCGAAAAGTTTACTGAAAGTTGGCAGTATCTACAGGAAAACCGTCCTGATATTTTTGACTCATTCCTTGAGTTATATGAACTAAGCGATGGTCGTATTAACACCATTGCTAAGATGAACGATGACATCCTTAACAGTTTTACAAACTTCCGTCCTGTCTATGACCCTAATCCTGAGCAACCTAACATTATTGCACAGGCTGTAAGATCTAACTATTACAACAGTCTACTTTCTGCGGTTGGTACTGCTGCTAAAGCATTGTATGGTAACCTTGGTGGTATTGTATCTGAACCTGTGTCATATTTTGGTGGAGCATTGCTTCGTAAAGATATGAAATCATTGCAACGTGGTTGGATGGCTTACAGTGCAATCTTCGATACACAGAAGAAAGCACTGCCGTATGCGGGTCAAGTGTTTATGAAAGCATCTCAGAACCCTAATGCTGTTAAAGGTCAGTCTCGTCTTGACCTTGTTATTAAACAAGAAAGCAAGCTAGACCAATACCGTTATATTGCTGAACAAGAGTCTGAACAAGGTAGGCATGGTTTTAAATTCCTTGTAAAACAATATGAGGAAATGCAAGCTATGGCTGCTGATCCTGTGTTCCGTCTGGTGCCTAATTTGTTTACTGGATTTGACGCTTGGACTGGTGCAACCTTGGCTAATTCTAAAGCACGTTTTCGTGCTATGGATGAGCTAGAAACACTAGGAGAAGTAGCTACCCCTGCTAGGGTTAAAGAGCTTGCTGATGTGGAATACAACAGTATGTTTGGTGCTGACGGTATTATCACAGATAAAGCTGTTAAATATAGTAATGCTGATATTGCACTAAACCTTGATACTGGTCTCAGTAAACAGGTTGATGGTCTTCTTCAAACCTTGCCTGGTTTAACTCCGTTTCTCACGTTCCCTACAACGATGATGAACATTGTACGGGTGGCGGATGATTATGTTCCTGCACCTCTTAAGTCTTTCCAAAAAGATGTTAATGATCTTTCTTATACTTCTGTCCAAACTTTTATGGAAAACCCCGAATCTATGGAGCGTATCCTTGCATCTCGTGGGCATAAAATTGAGCAGATGGATGAAGTTGCAAAGATCAATGCTTTGGTTGACCTAAAAAACCGGACGCTTGGTCGGAAGGCTGTCGGTACTTTTGTTACCTCTATGGTGATTGGTACTGTAGTTAAGGATAAAATGTTTGGTGATGGTTTATTTAGCGTTACTGGTGATGGTTCTGTTGACCGTCAACTTGACACAGCACGACGTAAAAACAGTAACTATAAACCACGTACAATCGTTGGTCCTGGTGGCAATCGTTTTGAATATAGCGAACTACTTGGTCCTGGTTTAAGTAATTGGGTTGCGGCTGTAGCTAACACAGCAGACAATTTTGACATGCTTGGGGAAGCTGCTACAGAAAATGCTTTTGAAAAACTTAGCTTTATTCTAGCTGCTGCCCTGACTGACGCGGCTGCTCTGTCCGCTTTGCGTCCTTTGGTTGAAGTTTTAAGTGGTAATGAGTATGCTGCTAATCGTTGGGCTGCAGGTCAAATTAACGCTATGGGTCCACTAGCCGGTATGCGTAACGAATTTGGTCGAATCCTAGATGGTGGTCTAAAAGATTTTAACAACAACATCATTGAGCAGTTACAAAACCGTAACCAAATGATTGGTCTTATTGATCAAACTAACCGTCTGCCTACTGTTATTAGTCCTGTTAGTGGTGAAGCCCCTAATAAATATAGTATGCTACAACGTGTTTGGAATGCTTATTCTCCTTTAAAAGTCCATCCATCTATGACAAAGGAAGAGAAATTTCTGTATGACATTGAGTATGATGTATCCTCTGCATTTAAACGTCGCAGTGGTGTAGAACTTTCTGCTGATGAGCGTAATTCATTAAACGTTGAGATGGGTAAAATGGGGTATTTTAGAGACGAAATTAATCGTATTTCTAGAATTGCTGAATCCCGTCAAACAATTAAAGAGCTTAAGACAATGCGTCGTACATTTGTAGGTTCACAAGATGTTCCTATCGGTAAGTACGATCAGGTCCATATGATGCTGAGAGACGCACAAAAACAAGCTGAAGATCTTGCATTTAACAATCTTACACCTGAAATGCGTAACGCTATTGAACAACGCATTATGCTTAAAAAGATCAACGATCAAAGAGCTGAACAAGGTATCTCACCCATTCCAACTAATCGTTATTAAACAACATGGCGTGCACTGACGTACAAACAATTCAAGCTGGAAACGGGACAAAGACACAATTTTCTTTTGACTTCCCGTATATTTTTAAATCTGAAATCCACGTTTATTTTTGGAACGTGGTCACAAAAGAATACGACGAAAAACTTACGACAGATGGCACCTACCCGTGGCGTATTACTGATGCTAACCCTACTATTGTAGAGTTTACTGGTACTGCACCACCAACTCCTACTGCCCCAACAGATCCAGGTGAGCCTACTGTTGACAATGTAAAGATCAGAAGGATTACTAAAGTTGATGACATTCAAGCTTTGTTTAATCCTGGTTCAGCTATTAGATCAGATGACTTAAACAAAAACTTTGAGCAGCTGCGTTATGCTGTTCAAGAGGCTAATTGTCAAGGTATTCCTGATGATGTAGATGCTTATCTAAAAACTTACTATTGGGATCGTTACGATAACACCCTATATGATGGTAATACTTGGGTCAGTAATGACACCAAGATTGCATCTACTGAAGCTATTGATGACCGCGTAGATAGCAAAATTGACACTGCTATTACTAGTGATATTGGTACTGATGGTACTGGTATTACTGTAACTAATGATGGTGACGGTACTATTACTTTGGGTCTTGCTGCTGATACTATCGATTTTGATCGTATTAAAAACAGTGATATTATCACTCAAGCAGAACAAGATTCTGGTACTAGTGAAGCCGATACTAACGTTTTCACAGCTCTTGCTGCAGCCCGTCGTTTTGACACTCTTATTCAGACTTCTATTCCTAGTGGTTCTAACTGGGAAACTGGTAAGACTTGGTATCAAAATAATGATGACCAAACCGTCTACATGTGGAATGGTTCTGCTTGGGAAGCTGTAACCTCTGGTGGTACGTTTACTAAGTTGGATAAGGTTATCTATGTTGACTCTGTTAACGGTGATGATAACAACGAAGGTCACCGTATTAGTGGTCCTAAGAAAACTATTAAAGGTGCTATTAACACCATTAATAACGATGCAACATTTGGTGATGGTAGTATTGTCTTAGTTGCTCCTGGTATTTATCAGGAAACTGCACCTATTGATATTCTAAAACGTGACGTTGCGATCATTGGTGAATCCGTCCGTAACGTTATTGTACACCCCACTGCAGCTACTGAAACAAACAGTCTGTTCCGTGTGAACAGTGGTACTTACATCAATAACATGACGTTTACTGGTGTAAAGGCTAGCGGTACTCGTGGTGCATCTGGATCGCTATGGGAAGACTCTACTTATGGTCTTCCAACAACTCAAGGTTGGAACGTTTCGTTCTACCCGAACGCAATGATCTACAAGTCTCCATATATTCAGAACTGTACTAACTTTTCTGATTCGGAGATTGACAACAGTAATCTAAATTTTTACGCAGGTACTGAAGACAAGGGTCGCGCTGGTGACCTTGATTCTGCACCGACTGGTGGTGGTCTGCTAGTTGATGGTTCTACACCTCATAACGACTCACCTCTGCGTTCTATTGTTTGTGACAGCTATACCCATACAGGGCTTGATGGTCCTGGTATCTTTGTTACTAACAATGGTTACGCTCAATGTACGAGCAGCTATGCGTTCTTTAACCATTTCCATATTGCATGTTTAAATGGTGGTCAAGCTAACCTTGCTGCATCAACTTCTGACTTTGGTCGTTTTTCGTTGATCGCTGCTGGTCGTTCTACTAGTGCAATCTTTACGGCAACTACTACAGTTACTGCTGCTGATGGTTCTACAACCTTTACTATTGGTGCACCTACTGCTGCATCAGGTTGGCATGGTTCTACTACTCGTCCACAAGACAACATGCTTGTAGATATTGGTGGTAATACTTATCCTGTTATTTCTGCAACTGCTGCTGGAAGTGGTTGGACTGTTACAGTTAGCCGTCCTGATACCAATGATCGTACACAAAATTTAGGTCTTAATGGTGCTGTAGCAGGTAGCACTGCTGTGCAATTCTTCCTACGTTCTATGATTGCTTCTAGCGGTCATACAATGGAATACGTTGGTAGTGGTACTGACTATCGTGCATTGCCTGAAAATGGTGGTGTACCAGTTGATGCTAACCAAATTAAAGAGCTAAGTAACGGTAAAGTATGGGCTGCTACTACTGATCACCAAGGTACCTTTAAAGTTGGTAATACATTTACAGTTGACCAAAGCACTGGTTTTGTTGACATCCCACCTGGTGCGTTGTCTGTTCGTACCCTTCTCGGTGATCTTAACGTCAATAGTAACAAGATTATTGGTGCTACACCTAACGGTAATGTTTCTCTTGATCCAGCTGGTACAGGTACAGTTGACGTAAACTCTAGCCGTATTACAAGTGTTAGTGAACCTACTAGTGCACAAGATGCATCTACTAAAAATTATGTAGATAGTCTTACTACTTCTGCAACTTCTGAACTTAATATCCTTGATGGTGCTACACTATCTACTAGTGAACTAAACACCCTAACTGGTATTACTAGTAACACTGCTGAACTAAACCAGCTTGATGGTAAAACTGTTACAACTACGTTTACTGCGGCTAACACTAACGACATCCCAACTAGCTCTGCTATTAACAGCTATGTTGTTAACCTGTTTAATGCTCTTGGTGGTTTTGTTGCTATTACTAATGAAACTAGTTTCCCTAATAGCCATCCTGATCCTACCGATAGTGCAGGAACTGTTGTTAGTATTGCTGATGCTGGTGGTCTTGCTATCAACGGTTCTGGTGTTGCAACAGGTGCAACCCTTAACAGCACGTCTGTAACCATTAACGGCTTCCCGTCTCATATGTATAATGCGACACTGGCGGCTGGTCTTGGTGTACAAGTTCAGACTACATCTACTGAACATACTTATACTTTCCACAAACTAATCCCTAAAGACACAGATATCCTTACTTTGTCGGATGACGTTAACGATTTTAATAACCGTTATCGTGTTGGTTCTAGTAACCCTACATCTAACAATGATGCTGGTGATTTGTTCTTCAACACCACCACTAATAAGATGTTGGTGTATGATGCTGCTGATACAGCATGGGAAGAGGTCCAGTCTATTGGTGAGTTCTTTATTAACACTATTAGCTCATCTAGTGCTACTGGTGGTGGTTCAGCTACGTTTAACGGTTCTGCTTACAGGTTTACTCTTAGCAACCCTCCTACCGGCGCAGCACAGTTGCTGGTAAGTATTAACGGTGTTGTACAAAAACCTAACTCTGGTACAAGTCAACCTTCTGAAGGTTTTGCTCTTAACGGTGCTGATATTATCTTCTCTGCAGCACCTGCTTCAAGTTCTGATTTCTTTATCATTACTGTCGGTTCGTCTGTTAATATCGGTACACCTAGTGCTGGTTCTGTCAACACAGCACAACTTACGGACGGTGCTGTAACAAATGCTAAGGTTAGTAGCTCTGCTGCTATTGCACAAAGCAAACTTGCTCTTAGTATTACTAATAGTGAGGTTAATGCTAGTGCAGCGATTGCAGGCACAAAGATTGCTAACGATGGTATTGGTCCTGATCAACTGGCTAACACTGCTGTAACCGCTGGTAGTTATACTGCTACTGATATTACTGTAGACGCACAAGGTCGTATTACGGCTGCTTCTAATGGACAGATTAGTACAAGTGAAATTGCTAGTAATGCTGTTACTTCAGGTAAACTTGCTACCGGAGCTGTAACCGCAGCTAAACTGGCTGACACTGCTGTAACCGCAGGCAGCTACACCGTTGCAGATATTACTGTCGATGCACAGGGTCGTATTACAAGTGCAGCTAACGGGACTATCCCGGCTTCTGCTGGTGTACTTGAAGCAACGGCGTCTGGGACTCTTGCAAACGGAGATACTGTAATTATTAACGCAAACGGTACTGTATCTGCAGTTGCTGAATCAGGCGTAACCGCTGCTGCTGCGACACCTGTTACGTTTGAATCTGGCAATACTGCTCATATTGCCTCTGTTTTTGGAAACGGTAAAATTCTTGTGTGTTATTCAGATACCGGCAACAGTAATCACGGCACTGCTGTATTTGGTTCTGTATCTGGAACCACTATTACGTTTGGAACTCCTGTAGTTTTTAGATCTTCATATATTCAGTGGACTGCTGTTAGTTATGATTCAACACATGATAAATTCCTTGTTTCTTACAGAGATGTTAATAACAGCAGCCATCTTTATGCAACAGTTATTTACCGCAGCGGTACTGATACTGTAAATACCGGATCAACTGCACAAGTCAGAAGTTCCAACGTTTTATACCTTGCTCAAGCTTATTGTGCTGATGAAGATTGCCATGTTGTTGCTTACCACAATCAATCCGGTGGGGAGGGCCAGCACCAAACACTTACATTAAACAGCAATAATAACAACATTAGTGTTGGTACAGATCGCTCCTTTGATTCAAGTAGTAGTGTTCGAGATGTCGACATTGCAATTCAGGGTAAGAATTCGATAATTATCTGGAAACGATATACTGGTAACGAACAGGGATATTACAGAGTTGGTCAAGTAGACTCCACTAATAGTAATGGTTTGTATTGGGCTGGATCTATTGGCCAATGGGCTACTCATGTGACAGCAAAGGGAAAAATTGTTTTTGTTGGCACGAATAAAGTTGCGATTGCTTGGGACGACGAAGGTACTAACCCAACAGGATCTCGTGGAGCCGCCATTATTGGCACTGTAACTAATACTCTTGATGCCAACGATGGTACTATTACCTTTGGTAATCAGACTGCTTTTACAACCAACGGTCGTATTTCTGACATGGGTCTTGTGTATGACAGTAATGCCGATAAAATTGTTATTGCTTATGAAGACAGTGATGACAGCGACAAAGGTAAATTTGTTACTGGAACTATTAGTGGTACTTCAGTAACCTTTACTTCTCCTACAGTATTTGAGACTGGAAACATTTATAATGTACAGTGGCCGACTTTTGATTCAAATGCAAATAAAGTTGTTGTTCCATATGTTGATCAAGATGACAATTATTATGGAAAAGTTGCTGTTTTGACTACGCCGTACACAGCTACAAATTTGACGACTACTAATTATATTGGCATTTCAGATGGTGCCTATGCAAATGGTGCAACAGCCACTGTTCAAGTTGTAGGCTCTATAGATGATGCACAATCTGGTCTTACTGCAGCAAATAAATACTATGTACAAAGAGACGGGTCTTTGGGTACAACAGCAGCTAACCCATCAGTTGTTGCTGGCACAGCAGTATCCGCTACCAAACTTATTATTAAAGGTTAATCAATGGCACTAACACAAGTATCCACGTCAGGGATAAAAGATGGGTCAGTCAGTACGGCTGACCTTGCTGACGGAAGTATTTCAACTGCAAAGGTTGCGGACGACGCAGTTACCGCAGATAAACTAAATAACACTGGTGTTACTGCTGGAAGCTATACCTTGAGTTCAGTGACGGTAGACGCGCAAGGTCGCGTCACTGCTGCCTCTAGCGGTACACCTGTTGATGCTGACAAGATTATTGAAGGAAACACAGAGGTCGAAGCTGTTGACACTGGTAGCGACGGACATATCAAAGCAACAACCGAAGGTTCTGAACGCCTTCGTGTTGGTCCTGCTGGTCAGGTAGGTATTGCTGGTGCTAACTACGGTACAACTGGTCAGGTATTAATGAGCGGTGGTGCTTCTGCTGCTCCAACCTGGGGTGATGTAAGTAGTAGCCCTACGTTTGAAGCTACTGCTAGCGGCGCGATTGCCAATGGCGATACAGTAATTGTTCAGGCTAACGGCACTGTAAAAAAACCTACGGAAACAATTAACCTTAGCCTGGTGGCACCAGGTGATGGTAATGCCTTTTCTGACTCAATTTTTGGACCAGCAGCTGGCTACGATTCCGTTAATAAAAAAACTTTGATTATCTTTAACGATGAAAACGGTAGTGGAAATTTAAGGGGTAAAGTAGCAACTGTTGATAATACAGCAGCATCTGCTGACCAAATAACTTACGGCAATAGTTTTCTTATTTCAACTAACGCAAAATCTCCAAGCTATGGAGGGAATAAGGTTGTTTACTGCGAGACAGCAGGAGTATTTTTAGTTGTTTACAACGGTGATGATAATGATATTGAATGTCGCACTGTTGATGTTTCAACCTCAACACCCGCTGTTGGATATGAAACACAGATTAACGGAAATGGGTATGAAATTGCGGCAGTATACGACCCAATTTCAGACAGAGTTGTTGTCGGTTACTTGTACTCAAATAGAAAAGCAAGAGTTATTACTGTTGCTTCTGGCAGCAACCCATCCGTTGGGGCTGAGGCTACGGTTGATAGTCAGTCTCAAAACGTACATGGCAGCGGCACTGGATGGAATCTTATGGTTTACGACTCAAGTGCTCAAAAAGTTGTTAACTTGTACCACAAGGTAAACAGCTCACAATCAATTAAAAGGGGCACCGCAAAGGTCGCAACCATTGACACTAGCGCCGACACTATCTCGTTCGGTAGTGCTGCTGATTTTTCAAGCGTACAAGCAAAACCATTAAATGTAGTTTATGACCCAATTTCAGGGAAAATACTCGTTTCGTACGCTGATCAAAGTGGTAATAGTAATATGTACTACGCTGTCGGCACTGTAAGCGGGACATCGATCTCTTTTGCAACTTCTGTGCAGCTATTTCCCAGTTCAGATGCATCCGATATTCACAGTTTTACTTACGACCCGGTGACTCAAGTTATCTTACATGTCTATGAGGAATATACCGGCAGCTCATCAAACAGAAGGTTGCGTTGCCGCACTCTAACTATTTCAGGCACAACTGTAACTTTTGCCAGTAACGCTGAAGCTATTTTTTCTGCAAACAACAATTTTGATCATTTTGATTCAACTTATGATTTAGATCAGAAAAGAGTCTTGTTTTTTGGTCGAAATCAAACCAATTCAAACACTGGAGAAGGATTTTCAATTCAAACTGGCACCCGTACATCTGACCTGACCACAGAAAATTACATTGGTGTTGCTGACGCAGCTTATGCAAACGGTGCAACGGCAACTATTCAAGTTACTGGCTCAGTTGATGATGCTCAATCAGGCTTGACACCAGGCCAGTCTTACTTTGTGCAGTTCGATGGATCCCTAGCAACTACTCCTGATGACACTTCAGTCCTTGCTGGTACTGCTGTTGCAGCCACCAAACTACTTATCAAATAACTATTATGATCACTCTTATCCGTCCAATCCTGTTCACTTTTATCCAATCTCCAAAGGTCAAACGATTGATTGTTGACCTGCTGCGGAAGTTGGCTACTACAACAGAAAACACCGTAGATGATAAAGCAGTGGACTTTATCGAACGGGGCTTATTTAGTGCTGAGTAATGGAGTGGGTAGAGCCACCTAAACTACCCTCTTTATTCCTCCCTAACGCGCCTAATTTACCCATACCTATACTAGAGGTACCAACAGCAGATGTGCCGTCTTACAGGCCGCTTGTGGTGCCTCCTAACACGCTTAGGCCACCACCAGGGATAGAGGGTATTAACTCTGATCCTGCTCCTGAAGCAGAGACAAAAACTACTACTACTAAACCAGTATCTCCAAAAGTTACTCCACCTGAAGCTCAGATCTTACAAGTCCCATTTACGGACATTGAAGTCCCAATGCCGACTACTACGATCATGACTACAGCAGCTACTACAGCATTTATTTCTGTAGGTGCCACCCTTGCTGCTACATCACTATTTAAATACTTAGTGATGCTTATGAAACCCATATTTAAGCAAGCATGGAACAAGTTACAAAAAAAGAAAACGCCTCCGAAAGACCAAAAAATTTCCTAGCTAAGGTAAAAGAAAATACAGACCACGAGCTTCAGATTATAGGTACTTTTGTACGTCTAGGGGTTGTGGTGTGGAGCGGTTTTATCATCACTTTAAATTATGTAGAATTACCTATGTTTAAAAAAAGTGCTGGCGGTGACATCACTTTTCCTGCTTCTATATTTACAGGTGCATTAGCAACATTTGGTTTATCCACATCTAACAATAAGTCTAACAGTAAATCCTCTGATCCTAAAAAGAAAGAAGAATGAAACGCTTACTCGTCCTTTTAATGTTAGCTAGTCCAGCTACAGCACAGGTAACCCCTAACTTCACGCAAGGTTCAATGCAGTCAACAACAACTACCACCATTGATATTGACCGAACCATTGCTACCAATGTTTATGGTGGCGATTACTCATCATGGTCTGGAACAAACGTAGTCCCGAGCGGGGACATAGCAGACACCGCTACAACTTATTCAATACATACTGCTGGCGACCAATTTCAACTAGAGATTGTATCGAGGTCAGCAGGCAAGATTCAAGACAGCCTCGTAACAGAAACCATCGAACAAAATACTGTTACTACTTCCTTATCGGTCTTCTCTCAGTAAACCCTGCTTACGCTGGTGATGATCCAACAGTTAGAAATACATCAAACCCCGTAGCTGCGGCAACGGGCAATGTGACTAATCAGGCTGTGCAATTCCAGAACAATGGAGCACCGTCTCGGCAATACTTTGCGGGTAATAATAGTTGCAATGGAGCAACAATGCAGTTCTCGCCCTTTTATATGGGCAACGATACTATTCCTTTCGATAACGAAGCTTATGTACGCAGCAATAACTACGGCGTACAATTAAACTTTTCCGTACCACTAGATGGTGGCATGGTTGAAACCTGTAAAGGTATCGCCCGTAAACACGAGCAGAAAATGAGGCTTGATTACGAGCTTGTACGTGCTCTTAAATGTACAGAAATTATGAAAGATGGGTTTACCTTTAGACCCGGCAGTCGTGTCGAAATGATTTGCCACGACATCGTACCAATTGTAGCAGTAAATGACAAAGAAAAAAGCGACTGAAGATCAGTTTAACGAGCTGCATAATCTTGTCACTAAGGAGTTCCTTGCCCGTATTAAATCGGGTGAGGCTTCTACTGCAGATCTAAAAGCAGCTTGCGATTGGCTAAAAACTAACGACATCAGTGGTGTCGCTATGGAAGGTAGTCCACTGTCTAAACTGGCAGCTGTGATGCCTCAAGTTAACCCTGAGCTTGTACAACGGAGGCTACATGGCTCGCACGTCTAAGTACAAGGGCGCTAAGTACGCCAATGGTAACTATAAGTCATATCAAAAACGGTATGACGGTTCAAAACTACAGATCCGTAAACGATCTGAACTCAACAAAGAAAACAGAAAACGGGGAACCTATGGCAATGGTGACGGTAAAGATGTATCACACAAAAAGAATGGTAAAACATTCCTTGAAAAAGCATCTAAAAACCGAGCACGTAAAGGCCGAGCA